CGGTGCCAGCACGGGCAACCAGAAGGTCGACCCGAGCAAGGTGCACACGCTCAGCCGCGAGTCGTTCCTGGCCCGGTACACGCCCGAGGGCGCCCTGGTCGGTAACGGCACGCCGGCGACCAGTTTCCGCCAGCGCGCTGCGCCCAAGCCGAAGCCATCCGAGACGGGCACGCCGCTCCCGCCGCTTGCGCCGGGCGAGATGCACATGCAGGTGGTCGACGTGACGCCGGCCCAGGCCCAGGCGTGGCTCGATAACGAGGGCGCCAACCGTCGGCTCAAGAAGCGCACCGTCGAGCGCTACGCGGCGTTCATGCTGCGCGGCGAGTGGCGCATGACCGCCGAGCCAATCAAGCTCGATGCCCAGGCGAGCGTGCGCGACGGCCAACACCGCCTGGCAGCGATCGTGCTGAGCGGCATGACCGTGCCGCTGCTGGTCATTCGCGGCGTCACCGAGGATGCCTTCGACGTGATGGACACCGGCAAGGCGCGCACACCGGCCGACGTGTTGAGCATCCACGGCTACACGACCACGGTCGGCAAAGCGGCCGCGATTCGGAGCCTGATCCTGATCGAGCGGCAGGGTCACGTCAACCCGTCGACGGTTGCCGCACGCGCGCTGTATAGCGGTCCGGTCGTGCTCGCGTATGCCCAGCAGCACCCCGAGATCGAAGAGACCTACCCGCTGGCCCAGACCCTCGCGGCAGCCGGCTTGCAGGGCGGACCGGGCACCTGGGCGGCAGCGCTGACCCTGCTCTGGCGGATCGACCAGGACGCCACGCGCGAGATGGTGCGCTACCTGCTCAGTGGCGCTGGGATGAACGCCGGCCACCCGCTGCTGGCGCTGCGTAACCGCGCCGTCAACCGTGACGCACGCCTGTATACGCGCGGCCCGGAAGGCCGCCAGGAACTCTTGGGCATGATCATCAAGGCCTGGAACGCGTGGCGTCAGGGTGAGTCGCTGACCCGCCTGACATGGCGACCCAAGGAACCGAGCCTGCCTGAGATCGACGGCGCGCCAGCCCGGCCGCTCAAGCAGATCAGGATTCCGTCACTGGAGCAGGAGGAGTGATGGCCACCGTGCTCGTGACGGGGGATCGCAACTGGCGCGACATGGCGATGGTCTTTGGCGTGCTGGCGCGCTATGGCCCAGACACCGTGCTGGTCCACGGCGCAGCCAGAGGCGCCGACCGCCACGCGGACGCGTACGGCTACTACCGCAAATGGCAGGTGCATGCCGAGCCGGCCGACTGGGATAGGTATGGCCGGGCGGCCGGCATCCTGCGCAACCAGCGCATGCTCGACACGTGGCAGCCCGATGTGTGCCACGCCTTCCACGACGACCTGAACCACTCGAAGGGAACGCGCGACATGGTCATCCGCTGCCTGGCCGCTGGGGTGCGCACGTATCGCCACTGCCATGCGCGCATAAGCCCCCCATGACGCTGGTCTGTGCACTCGCCGGCTGCGGCGAGCCGGTAGCGACGATCTACTGCGGCTCAGCCCTGTGTCACGAGCACTGGGTGATGACCGACGAGATCCCCGACGAGTGGCAGTACGACATGCGCGCCGTCATGAAGATCCTCGGAGACGCCGATGACTCGATGTTCATGTTCGTCGACGAGCCGGATGAGCCGACGCGCAGGTTCAAGGCGCTGCGGGCCGCGTGTGCCATGTTCGCAAAGCAGGAGTCGGCCCGCATAAACCCCCCGATAAACCCCCTAGAGGCCACATGACCCGAGCCGCTGAGATGGGAATGGGCCACTTTCCGACACTGCGGGGCGGTGCAGAGCAGAGCCTCTCAGACAGGGTCTCCAATCTCGAATATGAGCGGTAGCGATGCCAAATGAACGGTCTCCAGCGGTCCCGATAGACCCCCCGCCAACCCCCTTGCGATTGACCGAAAAGGTGTTGCTCAAACGCGAGGAGGCGGCCGAGTTGGCCAGTGTATCGCCCGACCGCATAGATCGCCGGGCGGTACTACCGGGCTTTCCGGTAATTCGTGATGGCCAGTTGGTCAGGATCCATCGCCAGGCTTTTGAGGATTGGCTGTGTGCATGGGCCAAGGCAACTAATGAACGCCCGCCTGAGATTAGGATCAACGCACCCCGTACAATGAAGCCGCCTCGGCCAGGTTAGCGACCGAGGCGGACAGCACAACGAAGAGGTGACTTCGCCATGCCTACGCAATCGTATCCCTATCCCGATCACGAGCACCCGCAGTACGTCACCCTGGCGTATCTCGAAGCGTTCGAAGGCCGCATGATCAACCGCATCGAGCAGCGGTTCAACGAGCAAGCGGTCGACCTAGCCGTGATCAAGGAGCAACTAAAGGCACTGCCGTCCCGCTGGGTGCAGTACGCCTTCGCCATGGGCATCCTGATCCCGATCTACGGCATCCTCGCCGCGCTGCTATATCAGGTGTCGAAGTAGCGAATGCCCTGTCCGCACGGCTCCTCCAGTGCAGAACGATGCGGGGTCTGCATTCAGGCCGAGCGCGACGAACTGCGCACCCGCCTGACCGAGTCGGAAGCCGAGAACGATCAGTGGCAGAAGAAGCTAGCCGAGACGTGGGCCGAGATCGAGCCACTGCGGGCAGCGCTGGTGCAGATCGAGAATTGGGTAGGCAGGCTACCGAGCAACATGGGCGAAGCAGCACTGATCTTCGAGTACATCGGCAAGGCGTGCTCGGCAGCGTTGGACCGATCTAAGGACTAGCCAGAACTAAGTGCCGTTATGACTGACTCAACTGCGGGGGCATGGGTTCACCGTCAAGCAGAACTTCAGGCACAGATAGCGAATCAAGAACGACGATGGCGAGAGGCTGAGGCCGAGTGGGTCGAACGATTCGAGAGTCTGACCAGCGAGCGCGACGAACTGCGCAAGGCGCTTCGGCGCACTGAAGGTGAACGTGACGACTGCAGCGAGGAGAAAATGGAACTGCGTGCCGAGGTCGATCGGCTCAAGCAAGAGAACGCGAGCTATCGGCTGGACTGGCTTGATTCAGAAGAAACGGCCGCCCGCGAGGTTCACAAGCGAGGGCTAATCGAGGCCGAGGTCGAGCGGCTGGAAAAGCTATTGACTGACGCAGACTGGCGTGAGTTGGACGAAAAGCGAAAGGTGGAGGCGCTCGCCAAGCACAACGGCTCGCTGATGATGGACGCCGTAGAACGCGAAAAGGAAGTCGAGCGGATGCGGAATCTGTTAGCCGAGTGCTTCCCGCTCGTCAGGCCAGGTACAGATCTGAATCGGCGGCTACGTGAGACGCTTGTCAGCGATAAGGAGTGTTAGTGCTGACTAAAGTTCACCATTGGGACTTCGTGGACGATGATGGTTGTCTGCATTGCAACTGCGAATTCGGTCTGATCGAGCCCACACCGGGGAGCGTGCCGTGGGTGTCAGATAAGCGAATGGGTGAGATTGCGTGGAAGCAGGCGCATGATGATCTGTACAACCGACTCACACACATGCAGGCCGAGCGCGACGAACTGCGTTCCGATCTTGCCCAACTCCACCTCATCATGGCCGAGAACAACTTGGAGATCGAGCGGCTGCAGGCGGCGCTAGACGAGGCAGTCCAATGCCTGGAAATGGGTAATGAAATCGGGGCGCACAACATCCTTGCCAAACATACGGGGAGTGAGTGATATGCCTACCAAAACCGACGTGTACAACCCGATATGGCACTACCTGAACGGTGCCCTCTCGCTCCAGTGGTGCGGCCCATGCTCCCCCTTCTACAAGGTCTGGCTAACCGATAAGCCCGACGTATGGCATGTCGCCAAATCCTCTGACGAGGCACTGGCCGGATTCATCGTCCTGTATGGCGGCGACTACCTGAGGGTCGAAATCCCCGTCGCGATAGCCGTCTAATCGGTTAGTCAGACATAAGAAATAAAATGCCTGACAAGGTCACCCTCGAACTCACCGAAGAAGAGGCCGAATGGGTCGCCGCATGCATGGGCATGGTGATGCAGTTGTCGCGACACTGGGACAACCGCACCGCCAACGACCTAGCCAATCGCATCTTCGCCAAACTGACGCTCGCGCGCGTCCAAGGCAACGTCGGCATGGACCCGGACGAATGGCTCAAGCAGGCCCAGGAACGCTTGGCCGAGTGACCGTCTAGGCCTGATGGGCGCGCCGTGGTCTGCTGGTCGTCACCAGACCGAAGCTCGCGCCGATGACGACCCCGATCAATGCGATGGCCACCGACGAGTACTCGGGACGAAACAGCAGCAGCAGCCCGCCGCCGACCAGCACGGTCAGGATGACGATCGTGACGCACACCAGGCGCGTGATCGATACCGACGTTGGCTCGGGGTAGCCGGTCGGCTCCGTGAGCACGCTAGGTCAGACGATTCCCAGGATCTTGAGCAGGATGATGATGATCAGTACAGTGATAATCAGCCCGCCTACGCCGTACCCCATGGCCTGATCAGGTCAACCGGGCTACTGCGAGTGCCGCGATCAGACCGAACACCACCGTCGGGCTCGTCGGCACCACGCCCACCAGGCCTAGGATCGCCAGGATCAGGACCAGTAGCGCGATCAGCCAGCCAATAGTGATCGCCATGCTGCCGACCGTGGTGATCTGCATTTGTGTTCCTCCCTCAGTAGTCGTTCTCGGATGGATCGTGCGAACAGAATCCCATTGATGAAGCGCTGATCGAGCATTGCCTGATGAGCACCACAGTGGCCCGTGCCGCAGGCGCAGTTGTTGAGGATCGCAGCAGCCAACTGGTAGGACTCAGCCAAGTCACCGTGCCAGATAACGAGCGGCACCATGTGCACCGTCGGCTCACTCCAGCAGCACCACGCTGAACGGGCCCAGTCGCTCGAAGTCCGCGCGCGTCAGGGTGTCCCAGATCCCCTTGTAGCCTGGCGCCGAGTTCGCGATCCACAGGGCATCACCCGACACTCCCCTGAGGGCTATCCAGTGGTACCAGGCAGCCCCACTCATCATGCCCGTCGTGTCCTGGGCAGCGGCGTGGACGCTATCGAAGTCGAGGTACGCCGAGGATGATTCCTGGTCGTAACTGCGCAGCACGGCTTGCAGCGCCGAGCCTGAGGCATCCATCAAGCCGTACGCCGGGTTGACGTTCTCTGGGTAGCCGACCTGCAAACCCGTCTGGTAGCGCGACTCGTACACGGTCAGGTTGGGGCGCGGGTCGATGCCGGCCGACTTCAAAACCCAGTCGAGCGAGCAGACGCTGCACGTCCAGCCGTAGTACTGGCTCGGCTGCGCCAGAGTCTGGTCCCACCAGACACCAGCGGGCCATTCCTCGTCCTCGTTGATTTCGTCAAAAGGAGACGCGACGGGTCGCGTTGTCCTCCTCGTAGTACCAGTAGATGGCGTCGCGCGCGAAGGTCTGCGAGACCTTGTGACCCGGTTCCAGGATGACGAACTGCTCGTCGCTGCGCGGCTCGTCGTTGTTGTCAGCAATCGCCTGGGCAACCCCCGGCCCGATCACGTAGTCAGCCATCACTAGCCTCCCCTCGGCGCAGGCTGACCGTGCCGCCGCGCCAGTCGATGTGAAACCCGTCCTGTGGACTGGCCCGGATGCCCGCGTCCTCGAAGATGCCCAGCAGGGTCTCCTGGAACTGGGCGTTGGCCTGCTGAGCCATCTCCTGGGCAAACTCCAGGCGCGCGTGCAAGCGGTGCAGCCGGCGCAGGGCGTTCGGGTGGACCGGCACGCCGTCGGCATTTTCGACCGGCTGCCACTCGTGGTTGTCGTTCAAACGCTCGTTGGTCGTGACCACGCTCAGATCCCCTTGGCCTGGCAGCGCGCGTCCAGTTCACGCAACGCCCCCCACAGCATCGCCGCCATCTGCCCGTAGACCACCGACACCGGCTGATCATTCGCGTCGATGCCGGCGAACTCAGGCACCACGCGCAGCACATCGGCTGCGTCGAACCCGACATCCGTCGTCGTCGGACGGACCGGGCTACCCTCGACCGGCGGTGGGATCTCGTACGAGTACACCTCCATGCTCGTGTCGCGCACGCGAGCCATACAGTCGACGTCCGGCATAACTACCGCGTTCTGCTTGAGACTCATGTTGGACGTGGTCATGAATGAGATGCCGTGGACGTAGGTGCCGGCCCAGATGTCGCCGTCGACGAATAGACGAATCGCGATGTGCACCTCGCCACCGCCGTAGGTCGCGGCTGAGCGAGAACTGGGACCAATCACCCGAAGCGTCTGCCCGCCGCCGGCTGGATCAACGGGCGTGTAGAAGGTGAGCCCGTTGTTCAGAATCCACAGCCCGCTGCCCGTCGAGTTGAACATGAACGGGTGCGGATCGGCCCCAATCGCCGCCGAGCGTTGGATCCACGTATCGGTGCTGCCGATGTACAGCGTGTTGGGCATCAGCAAGGCACCGGCTGCCTGGCGAGTAATGCTCGTGTCGCCGCTGCTGTGCATGTACAGGGTGCCGTTGCCCACCACCATGTCAGTGCCACTGCTGACGCGCCCGCCACTGCTCAGCGCACCAGTCGCGCTGAGCGTGCCACTGAACGAGCCGTTGCGTGAAGCGGTCAGGTCGCGACACGTGATGTCGAGCGACACCCCGAGCGCGCCGGTCACGGTCACATTGCCGTTCGAGGTCAGGCCGGTCACCGTCGCTGCCCCGTCCGTTGTGATCGTGCCGCTGAAACTCACGTTGGTCGACTGGAAGCGCAACTGGTTGCCGGTCGCAAATGGGCCGAGCGTGGCCCCATTGGCGAAGGCGATGCTGGTCGTGTTGAGCGTGCCGAAGACCAGGTTGCCACCCTGGTGGGCACCGTTGTGGTTGTGCCCGGTCGATGACGAGAACACGCCGTCGAGCACGTTCAGCGAGTTGCGCAGCGAGGTGACCAGGTAGTCGGCGGTGTCGTCGGCGTCGACGGCGAGTTTCAGCCCGAGTTCGGCGGTGGTGTCACTCATAAATAACGCAGGCTCCCAATGCTGTATCCCCGAAGGTCGCCGATCCGCGTGCCGCGCAGGCGGCGAATAATCCCGTACACGGTCAGAATGCGGAACTGGGTGGCCTGGAAGTTGATCGTCCAGCCGTGGCCGCCACCACCCTGCATGGGCGTGATCGCCTCGCCGTAGTCGAACACTGCGACTTCGTTGATCGTCTCGTCGGGTAGCTCGATGGCGATCGAGCCGGGCAGACTCGCTGCGTCCATCATCACCTGGTGGACCGTCTCGGGATTGGGCCGGTACGCCGCGCCGTCCAGACGCGTGATCACCGCGCGGCCATCGACGGTGCCGGAGATATCCCGCTTGAACGCCGGCACCACGCGTTCGTGGATGGCGACCGTGTCGATGACCGGCGTGGTCGCGTTGTTCTGGTTGGTCAGCGATACCTTGAGCGATAGCCCATGCCCGGCCAGGTTGGGCGGGGCGTCGATGCGCTGGCCGTTCTGGGTGAACTCACCCAACAGCAGCCAGTCGCCGGTCGGCTGCGAGGGCGGCGTGCCAGCCGAGGCCATGATGCGGTAGTAAACCGTCGCCTCGTCACCGACTCTGAGCACCGGGCCGAAGATCGAAAAGCCCAACCAGTGTTTGAGATCGGCCTGGAACATCGCCGTATGGAGCGGGAAGACGATCTCGGCTGGGCCCAGGTTGAACTCGGCGCCGCTACCCGTGGCGAGTGGGCTACGGACCAGTTTGATCCAGTCCCAGGTGCCATCGTTGAAGCCGACGTACAGCCGGTCCTGGCCGCTCGCGCCGGAAGTCGACATGGCCGTGATGATCTTGTTCGGCCAGTGCGCCAGACTGCCGTCCCATTGATCATTGAACTGGGCATCGGCGCCATCCTCGGTCTGGCGCATCTCCCACGAGCCATAGGTCAGCAGGTACGACGTCGGTGGTGAGTCCTGGGCGTTGTACAGCCCGAGGAAACCCTGGTAGCCGCCCCAACCGCAGAACACCCGGGCTTCACCCCGGACGGGTGAGGCATTATCGAGCAGGCGCCCCGGCCCCATCGGCGTGAGTTGCGCCCCTGGCATATCCAGGCGGTAGAACGCGGGCCCCACGCTGAACCACAGCGAGCCCATCCACGCCTGGGCGCGACGACCGTTGTCGGGGCTGATCGTGGTCGCCAGCCCGGGAAACAGGTCGACAGCGCTACCGTCCGAACTGATCGTGAAGATGCAGCCATCCTCTTTGAACACGCACAGCACGTTGCCTGTTTGACGGATGGCGCTGATCTGGACGCTCGGGTCACCAACGAAGAACGGGCCGGACCAGTTGGCCGCGACCTTGGGGTCAGCCGTCACCTTGCGCAGCACACTGCCCACGATGTCCGCAGCCCACAACTCGGTGCCGACGACCTCCAGGCGGTACGCGGCGAAACCCGCCGGTAGAGCAGCCTGGGCCCACGTGCCGGCCGGCGTGCGCTCCCACAGCAGGCCCGCCGCAGTCGTGACGTACAGGCTCTTGAGCGCCCCAGCAAAGCCACCCTGGTAGACCACACCGTCCGCGACGGCCGAGGCGAAGTCGCCTTTGTCGACCACTTGTCCGCCGTTCGTGTCGTCGGCGCGGCGGTAGACCTTCGTGCCGGCCAGGATGAACTGGGTGGGGGTGTTGGCGGCCGTGTGAAAACCGTCGATGAACTTGACGACCTGGCCGCCGGCTGCCGTGGTTGGCACGATCGGGTGGAGCAGCGGACCCTTGCCGACCAGACCACCGCTGACCTGGATGTCGGAGCCCCAGTAGTAGCGCTTGTCGCCGAAGGAACTCTGGACGCGCTCGCCATAGCCGGCCGTTGGCTTGGCTGGCCACGTGCGTTCGCGGTAGACCGGTGCCGAGGCGTACTCCTGAGCAGACGGGATGACGCCGTCGAGCATTTGCTGCTTTTTGCCAACTAGCAACCCCTGCTGGGTAGGGATCAGCATGAGCCCAATACGGTCCGCCGACGTGCCCAGAATGCTGCCAATTCGGCAGTGGTACGGAAACGGGCGACGCTTCGACGAGAGAAGGCTCACGCCGGCGGGCTACCTACAATATGGTCGCCATCGCTGGCCAGGTAGGCCGGGTCGTACTTCATCAGGTTGGCGTATTCGGCCATGTCGTGGATGACGGCCAGTTTGTTCTGCGAGCCGACACCACCACCCTTGGGACTCAGGCCGACGATTAGCCGGTCGCTGTTGCGGTAGATCACCTGGAATTGCTTGGGTGCTGCTGCTGGTTGCTGTTCGGGTGCTGTTGGTTGGGTCATACCTGCCACCGATCCGGACCGTCCATGCGGTCACATTGAAGGTGCATGTGGGCATCGGCGACTGTTTCGTTACCGGCCGCGACGTTGCCGCACGCGCAGCCGTCGCGATTGGTCTTCTAGACAAACATCTGCTGCACGTCGGAGGCTGCGGCACCGCCCCCGACCGGGTGCGTCGAGGTGGCGCCGCAGCCATCGGGACAGACCAGAACAATGAAATTATGGTTGTGCGAGCCATCCATCTGTGTGGCCCACTGGACTTCGGCGGCGGGGATGGTGCCGCTGTGACCCAGTTCATCGAAGACCACGTCGATGTCGCCGTTCGCTTGAAAGGTGACCGGTCGAACGCTCATTGCATGCTCCTACGGGTTGGCCTCAATGGTGAGATACTGGCCGCTCGCTGTGCTTAGCAGCCGAGTGGCGTTGCCGAGGGCTAATCCGCCCGCAACACCAACCAGCACAGCGCCCGAATTAATACCTTGGGACATAGCACCAAAACTGGTCAGTGCGATTGCGGTGCCGGTGTTGCCAGTAAGAGAAAGCGTCCCGACCGCAGTGATTGTCGGCACCACGGGTTTAGTCGTATAGCGCAACGGAAATACAGCCCCAGTCACGGCATGGCATTGGCCGGCGCCCATTTCTCCAGTGCCTACTACGTTGCCAATGACCTCGTAGTAGCGGAGGCAGCGCGCCAGGTCGTCGGCCGGGTGTAGCGGCGCGTAGTCGGCCGCCACGTTGCCCACCACCAGCATGGCGTTGTCGAGGTACGCCGTGCAGGAAACGGGATTAGTGAAGCCGACATACACAAGCAGGTTGACAACAGTGGCGTCAGATGGAACCGCTCCGACTGACACAGTCAATGTCTCCCACTGGTTAGCCTGAACGTTGAATGCGGACTCTGCATACACTGCAGCAGTTCCATCTGAACCTGCAGCGATCTTCACTTGACTTGCTACCGTGCAGCGCACGCGCATAGAAAAACTCAGCGATTTGCCGCGCAGGCTAAGGTCGGTCATTTTCAGTGGTTGGGTCAGGGTGACGTATCCACTGGCAGCAGTGAATGTGACGCGTGCCGATGATTGAGAGCCGTCAGAGACGATGCTTGTTTCCTTAGACACAGACAGGGTGCTGCTTCCGCTCCAGCCGAGTGTCCATCGATCTGGCCCCCACGAGTTTGTGGTGAACGGCCCATTGCCGCGCTGCCAGATCTCGAAGCCGCCGTTGGTCAGCAAATTGTCGCGTGCCGTATCCCTGGCCAACTCGACATTTGGCACTTGTTGCCGGGTCACGGATTGCTCTCAGCGGTTATGTAGCAAGTGGCGTTGGGCGAATATACCTGGCACGCCCCTACTGCCGCCGCCGACACAAAGGCAAACGTGTAACTCGATACGTGTGCATCGCCAGCGGTTGGTTGCCCTGACAGGTTTGTGCCCGACCAGGTCCCGACTTTCGTCAGAGTCGGCGTGATGGCTTTTTGGGTCGCAAACAGGTGTGTCCACTGGATGTTTAGACCACCCGCACCCGACCATACTTGATGAACGAACGTCGCGCCCGACCCACCGGCATGCACTTCGTAATAGCGCTGACATCTGGCGAGATCATCCGCCGGGTGGAGTGGGGCGTAGTCGGCGGGCACGCTGCCCACCACCAGCATGGCGTTGTCGAGGTAGACCGTCGCTGAGCCAGTAAAGATCACGCCAACCACTAGAGACGAGGCGCCCGCACTTGGAACCGTCGCCGTGAGTGTTTGGTACGTGCCACCGCCAGTGTGCGTCGTACCTGGCGTGTTGGTCCCATCGACCTGAATAAAAGCTTGTGCGGCACTCGCTACCGTAGTCTTCACGCGGATCGAGAACGTGATGCCGCGTGCAACTCCACTACGCAACTGCCAGAAGTCTTCGACCTTTTGTTGCAGATTGGCGAACCCGCCGCCGACGTTCACCGTACAAACAGCAGCAACCAGTGAGTTGTCACTGATGTTGGTCGTTTCGCGGGACACACTGAGCGTTGCGCCTCCACCAAAAGAGAGCATCCAGCGATCGGCCGCGAACGCATTTAGCGTCGTGAACGGCCCGTTTCCCCGCTGCCAGATTTCAAACCCACCGTTCGTCAGCAGATTGGCACGCGCCGTATCGGTGCCGAGTTTGATGTTGGTGACCGACTGATTGGCCAGGTCGGCCGTGGCGATCGCGCCGTCCTGAATCTGGAGCGAGGTGATCGAGCCGTCCGCGATCCCGGCTCCGGAAATCGGCGGGACCGGCGTGTAGCCCGTCGAGGCGTAGTCGACGATCACCCGCTCGGCACCGTTGAAGGCGTCGGTGAACGTGATCGTGCTGGCGCTCAGCGAGTAGTTGCCGTCCGTCTGCGACTGCACCACGCCCGCACGGGCGATCATCAGGATCCACAGCGGCGGCTGGCTAAGCGTGACCGTCGTCGCCCCATTGCCGGGCATGAATTCTTCGTGGACCGACGACGATGGGCCAACCGGGCCCTGGGTGCCGGCGGCGCCGGTTGGTCCCGCCGCGCCTTGAGGGCCGGCGGGGCCGGTGTTGCCCGTAGCACCGGGCACGCCCTGCGGACCGGCTGGGCCCTGCGCACCAGGCACACCCTGAGCACCGACGACGTTGCCGTCGAAACGCCACGTCCACGTCGGCGAGGTGTTGTCAGTCAGCGTCCAGAATTTCCCGGCGACGGCGTCGTACCAGATCGTGCCCAGCACGTCGCCGGTCACTTCACCCGGATTCGGTGCCCGCTGCTGGACCTTCCAGCCCGGACCGGTCAGTCCGTCGTCGCCCTGGATGCCTTCCTGACCGTTCGTGCCGGGCGGGCCAATGGGCCCCTGTGGACCGGCCGGACCCGTTGGCCCGGGCGGGCCCGTGGTGTAGTCGGGCGGACCGGGCGTGCTGTCGATATCGTTCCAGTTGACGACGTCCGGAAGGGGTGCAGTCATCGCACTTAGCCCACCAACGGCAGGCGGAACGTCTGCGCGAAGCCGATGCCGCGCGAGATCTCCGGCCCCCAGATCATCGCCTGGCGCGTGAACTCGCGCGCGGCCATCTCCTGGGTCGCCTGCAAATTGCCGGCTGCCGCCGCAAACATGCGGCTCGGAAACAGGTGCCAGGCCTCGATGTGCGCGGCGCTCGCGGCGTAGTCGAGGTCGATGGCCAGCGTGTCACTGTCCTTGGTCGGGCCAGTCGTCGAGTCGGCGCTGTTGACCCACGACCAGGCCGGCCGGGCGGCCGACAGGTAACTGCCGCTCGGTACGCCGTAGCCGATCAGGATGACGTGCCCGGCCTGGGTGATCGCCTCGAACGGCTGGTCCGGTCCGCTGCCCTGATAGCCCGAGCGGAGCCGCAGCACCTGACCCGGATTGACCAGCCAGGGCAGCGTCGCGGTCAGGTCGATGCCCAGGCCGGAATTGATCGAGACCGGGCCACGGTCCTCGAAGAAACAGCGCCGCAGCCCGGCCAGGACCGCCACGCGCAACTCCTGGCTCGGGTGCAGGTGGGTGAAGTCGGCCAGTTCGCTCGGCTGCATCGGGTTGTACCAGTTGCGATCGACGATCACCCGCCCGGCGCCCGAGTCGAACGTCTGGACCATCCGCTCGCGATCGACCACCTGGACCGGCGCCGGGGTCGGCGTCCCGTCCGCCAACAACCCACGGCGGACCAGCCACAGGTTCTCTGGTCCGCCCAGCAGCGCGTTGCTCTTGAGGCCAGGCATGAGCGCGCTGGTCGCGGTCGAGGAGGTCGGCGTGCCCGAGTCCTGGGCGGCCTGGAAGAACGGCCCGGTCCTGCGCGCGACCTCCTGTTCCAATTGCGCCAGCGTGATCATGCGGTGGTGAAGGTGAAGTCGCCGGTGAGCGTGACGAACGTGCCGACGGTCACGGTGATGCGGTAGTGGTAGAGCGTGGCCGTGGTCAGCCCGGTCAGGTTGACCACCACGTCGCCCTGGCCGGACGCGGGCGTGGCCGCCTGGGTGCTGCCGTACGCGGTCGTGGTGCCGTAGTTAGCGGCCATCGCCGTGCATGGCTGATCGACCGTGAAGCCGAGTTGGGCCGTCGTCGCGGCGCGCGTGATCAGGCGCACGTTGCGGATGCTGGCGCCCTGGTAGGCGGCCTTGCCGTCGGCGATCAGGCGCTGCACGTACGCCTCGTCGGTGATGCTCGCGGCGTGGCCGGCACCGTGGATGGTGGTCGCGGTCACCGAGTCGACCGCCGGCGCCAGGAACACGATGTTCGACACGCCTTACTGCCCCGTGGTCGGCTCGGGCGCGGCGAACAACGCCTCGGGTGGACCGTCGAGCAATTCGGCCTTGCCATCCAGCAGCAGCGACTTGATGTACTCGTAGTCCGCTTGCACGTAGTCCGTCTCGTGGCCCGGCCCGTACGTCGTCGCCGGATGGTCTGGGCGCGGGTCGGTCGACGTAGCCAGGAAGCGTATGCGCGGCATCAGGCCTTGCCCTTCTTGGACTTGTCCTCAACCTCGGCCTCGCCAGCCTTGCCGCGCGTCATGCGCTCGCCGTAGTTGCCCTCCTTGGCCGCCTCTTCGGCCTTCTTCTCGTCTTCGATCAGCGAAATCTTGCCGTCCGCTTTCCAGCCGGCCGCGATGTCGTCGGCCACGTCGACCTCGGCACCGGCCGCAAAGACCTCGGCCGTCTTGGGATGGGTCAGCGGCACGAGGGTGCGGATCTTGACCATTACTTTTTCCTCCTCGACTTGCCGGCTGACCGCATGGCCATCGCGATCGCTTGCTTCTGCGGTCGGCCGGCGCGCATCTCATTGCGGATGTTTTCGCTGATCGTCTTCTTGCTAGAGCCCTTCTTGAGCGGCATGGCTCACGGCCTGGGCGGAACGGGCTCCGGCTCGGGCTGAGGGTCCGGTTCGGGCTCGGGTTCGGGCGGCGGATTGGGATCAGGGGTCCAAGTCATTTAGCCCTCGCCTCCGGTGCTGGCCTTCTGCTGCAGGACGAAGAACGGATAGCGCGACGCCTTGGTCGGCTGTTGGCGGTTGACCGGGTTGGGGATCGCCCAGGCAAACCTGGCCGTCACGCGCAACGCGACCATGTCCTGCTGGAGCAGGTTGAAGATGATCACCGGCGGGGCACCGTTATCGGTGATCACGCCCGTATCAAACATCTCCATGTCGATGTCTTCGCGGATGGCGAGCATCGACTGGTCCCACTGGCCGCCGATCATCGAGTAGTTGGCCGCGCCCGTCGCAAAACCACTCAGGCCGGCGTTGTTGAAGATGATCGGCTCGCCGAACAGCGTGCCGACGCGATCGTCCGAGCCAGACGGCGCCTGGTCCGGGTAGTACAGCAGGCCCTTGGTCGTGTCGCGCAGGCCGCGCAATTTGGCCCGCACCTGACGACGTGCCCAGAAGCCGGTGACGTCGAAGCCATCGGCCTCGACCGTCGCCATCGCGTTATTGATGTCGTCCAGATAATCGACCGTGGATGCGCCGGCCAGGACCAGGTTGCCGGCGGCGTTGGCGCCCGAGACGATGGATGCTGGAAAGGTGGTCGGCGCGTTCACGCCGAAGAAGATGGCCTCGTCCAGGGCCACCCCAAAGGCCTCGGTGACCTTCGGTTTGACCTGGCTCCAGAAGTCGTAGTCCATGTCCGAGAGCAGGTTTTTGCTGATCGGCACGATCACCGCGATCTCTTCGGCGTTCAGGTACACGTTGTCCCACTGGACGCTCGTGGTCTGCTTCATGCCGATGTCGCGCGCGTCGAGCGAGGCACCCGAGACCCAGTACGCGATCGGCAACTGGCTCATGACCGGGATGCGCTGCTGGGCGCGCTTCATCCTGACGTGCGGCATCAGACGCATCGCCGCACTCTTCTCGACGGTCGACTGGACGATCTCGCGCTGAACGTCCTCGGGAATCAGCGGCCCCCCGCCTGGGGTAGCCCGGTTGGCGATGCTGTTGTACGGCGTGAGAGTGGCCCTCTTCAGAACGGGCCAACCCCGCGATTAGCTCAGCGTGCGGTCAGCCCAGGGTGTTGTGTTCGCGTGGTCCCGGCAGGTGGTAGTAGTCGCGCAGGAGGGTCGAGACGGTCTGGTCGGTGCTGCCGCCGCTTGCGCCGGGTAGGAGTTCGGGCTCGACGGTTCCGTCACGGCTTTCGGCCAGCACCTGCTTGCGGAAGGACTGGTTGCGACGAAGTCGGGCCTCGGCGTCCTTGGCGCCCTCGGCTTTCCACTTCTTTTCGAGCGCCTTGAGTGCCTCGCCCACAATCAGACGGCGCCCGTCCACACCTACCCCCGCGCCGTCGAGCTTCAAGATGCGTTCCCGCTCGTCCTGGCTCACGGCATCCATGAGCGGGTCGATCGTGATGCGGTCGTGCGCGACGCCGATACTGGCGACGAAGGTCTCCAGTTGCTGACCGCCTTCGGCTTGCTGCTCGGCCTTGCGCTCCTGCTCGGCGAACGCCCACGGGTCTTCGTCCCGTAAGCGGCGCCGCTCGGCTGCTCGCGCCTCGGCCTGCCGCTTGGCTTCGCGGCGATCGGTCTCGGCCTGGACTTTGCGCTCTAACTCTTCCTGGGTCAGCGCGAGCGGCTGCGACGTCTGCTCGGCGGCCTGGGCCTCCTCGTCGACTGGTGGCTCGTCCCGTCCAAACGAGGTGTGGCGGGTGATCCGCTGCCACCACGTCGGGCTCTTGGAAGGAGTCTCGTCAGTCTGGGTAGAAGGCTCGGCGGGCGAGCCTGCATCGGGCGGCTGGGCGCCCTGCGAAAGGGTCTCTGGTTGTTCCGAGGCCATAGTGCCCCTCCTTTATAGGCGTGTCAATCAGCCGCCATAGACGTAGTTCGGCAGACGCGGCGCACCGAAGTTCGGCGCCGGCTGCTGCCACGACTGCGGCACCGGCCAGGTAATGCCGGGATAGCCCGGTGGCACTCGCCCCTGCAGGTTCGGATCGAGGTTGGTGCCGGCCACGCCGGGCGGTGCGAGCGGACCAGGCCCGGCCGGCGGCCCGGCGGCCAGGGCCGGCACCGGCGGCGGTGCTGCGGGCGGTGGCGGGGTGGCGCCCGGATAGGCGTAGTTCTGCTGGCCGAGCGCCTGGTTGACGTCGACGCTGCCGTACGCCGGCGGGGGTGCGCCGGTGGCTGCGGCGGCGGTCGGCGAGATGTTCTTGAGCGCGTTCATGGTCGCCTGCTCGGCCATGTTGCGCAGGTAGTCCGAGCCGCCCGAGAAAAACGCCGCGCCCTGCAGGTTGACCTGGTCGAGCGGTTTGCCCTGCATGACCTGGCTGGCTACCTCGCCGGCGCGCGGGCCGACGCGGCTCAGGCCGCTGGCGGTGTACGCGTTGATCGCCTGGGTGCCGGCCGCCTGGGCGGTCGCCATCGAGGCGCGACGGGTCTCCTCGGCCTTCTGCTGGCGCTCGATGTCGATCTGCTGCTGGGCCGCGTTCAGGTACGCCTTCTGCGGCTCGATGGTCTGGTCGTACCAGGCCTTGAAGTCGGACGCGTACTGCTCGGGCGAGTAGCTCGGGCCGACCTTGGCCTGCAACTCGGCACTCTTGGCGCGCATCTGCTGCTGCCACTGGGCGACCCGCTCGGCAACCTGGGCGGCCGTGGTCGGCTGGTAGTTCGGGCTCTCGGAGACGATCAGTTTGCCGGTCTCGTCACGGGCGACGATGTTCGGCTGGTCGGTCGTCGTGGTGACGGGGGTGACCTTGGGCGTGTAGTCCGGATTCTTCTGGCTCTTGACCACGTTGCCCTGCGCGTCGAGGAAGGTCCACGTCTTCGAGTTGGCGTCGCCGATCATGGTCGTCGAGCGCGGCTTGATCGCCCCCGCGACGTCTTCCATCTTGCCGTCGACGATGCGGTAGCCCTGCTCGTCGGTGGTGCCCGGGATCGGCCGCCAGGCAATCTGGCCGGCCGCCGCCACGTCCGGCTTCTTTTCGCCCTTGACGATCTCGGTCGCGCGCTGGCCAGGCGGCTTGGATGGGTCGTATTCCCACTGCGAGCCGTTCGGGCCCTGGAAGGTGCTCGTCTTGAGCGGGTCGACGTTGGTCAGGACCACCTGGGGCTGCTCACCCGGCTTGAGGAAGTACAGGTTGTTGCCAACCTTTTCGTACTTGCCCTCCGGCGCACTCTTCGGGTCGGGCATGTCGGTCACCGTGCCCGTGCCCGGATCGCGGATCTTGGCCACCGGTGTGGTCAGGTCGCCGGCTGGGATGACTTGCCCGCGCGCGTCGAGGCGGTCGAGCGCGGTGCTCGCCGAGGGCGGCCGAGTGGCGTTCGGCGCTGGCTGGACCGGCGCACCCGGCACACGCTTGAAGACCTGGTCGGCCGGGTCGAAGCCGTGCAGCACGTACTCGCCGGTGTCCTTGTCGAACTGCATGCGCTGGCCCGACCAGTCGGACGTCGAGGGTGCCTTGGTCCCGGTCGCCTCCGAGGGCGCGCGCTCGTTGATTCCGCCCGGGCCGATCTCGCCGTCCTGGTTGATGTCGACCGTCGAGCCATCGCCCAGTTCGTAGTGCCAGTGCACCTTGTCGGGCGGGATCGGCCGCTTAGTCTTCTCGTCGCGTACCTCGCCGGCCGAGTCCATGTACTGGCCCTTGGCCAGCGTGCGGTCGGTGGCCTGGCCCTTGTGCCGCGCGAGAAACGCGGCCCAACCTTCGTCTGTTTTCAGGTTCTCGGTCGCCATCAGCCTCTTCTCCCGCTCATTCCCGTTACGATTTCGAGTCGCGTGTTACAGTCGGCGCGTGTACCGCTTCCTGAGCGCCGTCATGATGGGCCTGACCAGCCCGCCGGTGGTCATCGCCTGGTTCTTGTTGTTCCTGGTCATGAGCAACTGGGCCACCGACAAGAACTGGATCTGGTGGTGGGCCGCACCGATCGTGGTCACCGCCATCGCGCTGGCGATCGAGGCGCGCGTGTACAAGAACCGCCACCGCCGACGCCCCTAGCGACCCGCCGCAGCGCGCTCTTTTTGCAGCACGCGGTCGTAGCGGCGGTCCTGCTCGCGGCCGGGGATCGACTCCAGGATCTCGCTCGCGGCCTGGTCGCGCGCGGCCTGCACGCGCGCCTGGATGATGTCGAGCTTCTCCTGCGGCTCCAGACGGGTCAGTTCGTTGTTCTTGCGCATCAGTTGGATCTCGTTATCGACGTAGCGATTGGTCAACTGCTGGTAGCGCGCCTGCTCGCGATCGAGCAACGGCAGTTTGTCGATCTCGCGGCCGACCGGGCTGGGCGTCCACTCGACGCCCTCGGCCTGCAGGTAGCGCAGGGCCGAGTCGGTGAGCAGGTTGCGGCGTGCCTGAGCGCCGATCTCGCCGGTCTCCTGGCGCAGGCCAGCGGCCTTGAGCGCGCCACCCAGGACCGGCGTGGCCAGCACGCCGGTGTCCTTCTTGGACGGCTCGGCGCCGGGCAGGAAGCCGCGTGCGCCGCCGACGCTGGTGCCAAGCGAGCCGAACGAGTCGCGCACGGCGAAGTCGACTTGCGACGGATGGATCTCGACGCGCGGATTGACCGCGCGACCGACCGAGGTCATCGCCTGGGCGATCTCGCGCGCCCACTGGGCCGACTGCTCGTCGTTGCGCTCGGTGACGATGTCGCGGTTGCGGAAGACGTCCTTGTTGATGACCAGTTGGCTGGCCGTGCCCAAGCCAGGGATCATCTGCGGCGTGAGCGCGGATGGGATATCGCTCACGTCGGTCGCGCGAATCGGCGCGAGCGACCAGAACATCGACTGGGTCAGGTCGGCCCAGTCCTCGGGCTTGGCGGTCTTGCTGCCGCCGGCGGTCATCACGTCGTTGGCTATTTGGCGCCCGATGATGGCGAACGGAGCAGCCGCCTGCATGTTCAGCCACAGGAACTGCGGGTGGCGATTGCCGTCCTCGTCGAGCGGCTGCTCGCCGGGCAGCATCAGCACCGGGCCCTGCTTCTTGAGGTACTCGGGCACGTCGTCGTAGTCGTCGCTGCGCTGCTGGTCGCTGCGGTTCCACGCCTCGGTCATCATTGTCGGGCCGCCGACGAGCATCATCATCGTCGGCACAAACATCCTCGGGTTCTCGCGGTACATGCGCTGCAAACTGGCCGCGCCCTGCACGCCGACGTTGAAGAACGGCACGTAGCTATTGATCGTCTTGGCCAGCGTGCCGCCCTCGTCGAAGTTGATGGTCGCCGTCTGACCGGCCAGGGCCGCGCGCGGGCCGGTCGCGCCACGCTCCTTGGCCAGCAGCATCGAGCCGATGCGCGGCCCCTCCTCGAAGCGCTGAGCGATGTTCGGGATGGTCCGCAGCGGGCGCTCCAGGTTGCGCCCGAGCAGGTCGGCCGCCTGCCTCGGGTTCCTGACCTGGGCGACGTCGCGCACCAGCGCCTGGGCGTCGCTGGTCATGTTCTCGATCACGCCGCGCAAGTCGTCTATCGAGCGAATCTCGTGCGCGCCCAGGCGGGCCAGATCCTCGGTCTTGACCTGCCGCTCGGCGACGGTCGTGCTGGCAAACGTGCCCCCGCCGCCGCCAGTTTGCATGACGTACTCGCGCCGCGCCGGGCCACTGGTGAACGCCTCGGCATAGCCCTGCATCATGCGCGTCATGATGCGCGGCAACGCGAGCACGTTGCGGTCGTCGCGCAGGGTGTTGCGGATGACCGCCGTCGGCAGGTCGATGATCGGATTGCGGATGATGGCAAAGACCGGCGAGCCGACGGTGTTCACGTAGCGCACGGCGTTGGTCCACCAGCGCGCGAAGCCAGGCGCCTGATGGATGGCCGGCGAGTTGATCGCGGCGGCCAGCGCGGGCGGCGCGACGTAGCGCTCGACGGTGCCGTCCTTGATGCGCTGGATGACCGGCTCGTTGGCCTTGAGCGGGCGGTCGGTCGGGATGAGTTGGCGCTCGGCTTCCGGCAACAGCAGGTCGGTATCGACGAACGAGTTGGCCGCGCGGTTCTGGCGGACCTTCGACTCGACCTGGTGGGTCAGTGACTGGATCGCGCCGAGCGGGTTTTCGCGGAACTTCTCGGTGCCCTCGATGCTGTACTCGCGCACGCCGTTATCGGCCAGCCCGATCTTGGTCCCGCTCTTGAGTTGGCCCGTCGTGCCGGCCTCGTCCATGTAGTCGAGGATGCGCGTGGGCACCCAGTTGGGCATGTCGCGCGCCCAGCGGTCGGCCTCTTCCTTGGCCACCAGGCCGCCCTCGACCATCATCTCGCGCAGGCTGCCGATGTAGTCGTGGACCATGTCGGCGGCCTGCTGGACCTGCTCGAAGCGCTTGTCGCCCAGGCGCATGCGCAGCGCCTCGATGCCCTGCTCGGCGTCACTGGCGACCATGCCGCCCGAAAACATCCGCCCGCGCGCCGCCGCCTCGCCCTTGAGCGTGGCCTCGGTCGAGCGCAGGTTCTCGGCCGCTGCCTTCTCCTTGGCGTAGAACGCCTGGGCCTTCGTGTGCGTCGTCTGGGCGCGCTTGAGGTTGGTCTGGGCAGCCTTGATGCGGGCCTCGTCGCCGTCGGCTGCGGCGAAGTCGAGTTGCCGCTCGCGCATCTGGACGCGGCTCTGGGCCGCGCGCACGCGGGACTCACCCTTGATCGGGCCGAGGTCGCTTTGCAGGTGCTCGGCCTCGACCTTGGCGCCGATGTGCTCGGCCGTGTCGATCACGTTTTCGTGCATCAGCAGCACGTTGAGCGCTTCCAGGTTGTCCTGGCCGGCGTGCCGCAGCGCGGGCTGCAGGCCCTCCTTCAGGCGCCACTCGGCCGCGCCGTCGCCGGCGCGCTGGCGGATGTGGGCGAGCGTGTCGTACTGGACCGGCGTCTGCTCGGCCATGCGATTGCCGACGCCGACGCTCGCGTCGCGCAGCGTGTCCTGCTGGAAGCGGTCGGCCGCCTCGTAGCGGTTGGTCCAGCGGCGCACGTTGCGCTGGATGATGTTGCCCTCGTCGGGCTTGGGTGGCTGGGCCGCAAACATCTCGCCGGTGCGCTGATTGGTCGGGTTGGGATCCTCGACAGCGCGATACGGCACATCGGGCGGCAGTTCGCCATACGGCGGTGGTGTCGCGCGCGGTTCGGTCGCCGGTTCGCCGAACCTGGCCGAGACGCGACCCGCCTCGGTTTCGCCGGTGACCGTGGTGCCGGCGCGCGCACGAGCCTCGCCGATCACTTCGGCGCTGGTCACTGGCTCGCCAGCGGCACGGGCGGCCTCTGCAGCCCGCGCGCCCTCGGGGTCCAGACTGAACTCGGCGCGCTGGCGGGCGCGCAGGACCGGCTCCAGTTCCGGCAGGCGGCGCAGGATCTCGCCGCCGACCTGGCCGCCGAGCGCCGGCACGCTATCGAGCACTGGGCCGAGGCCGGCACCGAGCAGGAACTGCGCGCCGATCGACTCGGGCGTCGCCTCGGAGCGGCCAGCCTCGAAGATCGCGTTCTGCACGCCGCCGTTGATCGCGCTGGCCGTCAGCCGCGTGGCGAGTGGGCCGAGGCGCGGCGCAAAGGCGCTGACCACGCCGCTGCCCAACTCATTCAGCGCGCTACCCATCGGTGCGCCCGGCACAAACAGCAGCGGATTCTGGATGACCATGTCGGCCAGGCCCTGGACCAACGCGCCGCCGACGTGGGTCGGTTCCGCCTGGCCGGGCAAGGTCACGTCCGGGCCCCAGGTGGTGGTCGGGCTGGCTTCCTTGAACTCACCGCTCAACTGCTCGGCCGCCGCCTGCTTGTCGGCCGTGCTCTGGACCTGGCCAAAGGGTTGACCGGTGAGCGCACCACCAAGGGTGCCGAGCGCCTCGCCGGGGCCGATCTCTTCTGGGGCGAGTGGCTTGAATTGCCGCGCTTGTTGATCATGCAAGCGCAAGGCGTAATCTGTTGCGGCCTCGGGCGACGCGAACACGCCCAGGTGCTGCCCAGTCGTGCGGTACTGGTCGATCGCCTCCTGGTTGGACATGATCCGCCCATCGTCGCTGACGGTTGGGATCAAGACCTCGTTGCCGCTGTCGTCCTCGATCGAAATCGAGCGAACCGTGCTGATCGAACCGTCGGCATTGCGCACGGTCGGACGATTGCCCAGATCAATGTTGCCGGGCGTAAGCATTCCCGGTGCGCGTGTCAGCGCCGCGCGGCGGCGGGCGAGTTCGGCCTCGTCGAAACCGAGGTTGGGCGCGATCTGCGCGCCGACGTCGCCGATCTGATCGAGGATGGTCGGCTGCGGCTGGGTGTCGCGCGCGTCCTGGCGGAGTGGAATACCCGCCTCGGGTGGGGCGGTGCGCGCGCCGAGTGCACTCGGGTCGTAGCCCATGCCTGGCGCGGGCACGGCGCCCGTTCCGGCGGCGGCCGGGTTGGTGCCGCTGAGTGAATCGATGAAGTCGCCGAACGCCGACTTCAAGCGGTCGACCGGCGAGGCTGGCTCGACGCTGGCTGCCTGGTGGGTGAGCGGCTCGGCTACGCGCGCGGGCGCGTGCGCGACCTCTTCTGTAACACCGGCCACCTCGGGGGCAGAGCCGATCACTTGCAGGCCGGACGGCGCGGGTTGCGCCGGCTGGACGAGCGCGTCGCGTGTCTGGTCGAGCACGGTCGACGGCGGTGTGTCGTGCGGGCTGACCTGCGGCTGGTTGGCCGGCGCGTCGGCCGAGGTCGCCAGCAGCCCGCTCAGGAAGCCCTTGGCGTCGAAGCGTTGGCCGAGTCCGCCCTCGGCGCCGGTGCCGGTCGAGATGCCGTGGCCGATGCCGATGTGCAGGTGCGTCTCACCCTGACCACCCTTCCAAGCGTTGCCGGTGTTGCCGACCGCGCCGAGCAACTCGCCGGCGCCGATACGCTGGCCCTCGCCGACCTGCGGCGCGCCGTCCAGGTGGGCGTAGTAGTAGTCGAGCCCGTCGTCGCCGCGCACCTGCACGGCATTGCCGCCGACGGTGCTGCCCGGGCGCTTGGGGTCTTCGCGCATGACCTGGACGACCGTGCCGCCGCTAGCGGCCACGACCGGCGTGCCGCGCGGCGCCATCAGGTCCGAGCCGCCGTCCAGGTGGTAGGTCGCGTGCGGATCGTTGTTGCCGTTGCTGCCGACCTTGAAGCCGACCAGCGGGAAGGTGTGCCCACTCTGGTCAACGCGATTGGCACTCGCCTGCGCCGCACCGGCGCGCGCCAGGCCCTCGGTCGGCGTGGGTGCGGTCCGCCCGCCACCCAGGATGTTGCCGACGTAGCGCTGCGTTTCTTCAAAGGGCGGCACGCCGCCGTAACGCGCCACCGCGCCGGGCCCAGCGTTGTACGCGGCGAGCGCCTTGCTGTAGTCGCCGTCGTACGTGCGCAGGTGGTTGGCCATCAGCCGCGCGGCGTAGTCCAGACTGGCGTACGGGTCGCTCACGTCGACGCCCGGGTGGTACTGGGGCACGATCTGGGCGATGCCCTGCGCGCCAGCGGGGCTCTTGGCGGTCGGATTGAAGCCGCTCTCTTGCTGGATCTGGCGAACGAAGATCTCCGGGTCGACGCCGGCCTTGCTCGCGGCCGCGCGCGCGTAGTCCTGGAGTGGCCCACCGGGCACGCCACTGGGCGCCGCCGCCGCAGCCTGGGCAACCCCCACGCGGCCCAGTCCCTCACCGACCGTCGGAGCCGGCGGCGGCGGTGGGGGCGGTGGCTCCGAGCCGCGCAGGGCGGTCACGCCGGGTGCGCCGAGCACCTGGCCGGTTAGGCCGGTCACGCCCGTGCCGCCGCTACCGATGACGCGCAGGCCGGGCGGGGGTGGGCTGCTCGGCAGGACCGACGGCGGCACGCTCGCAACAGGTGGTGATGGAGGAGGTGGCGCGGCCGCCGCCGGCGGACTGGATGCTACCGCCGGCGCAGGTTGGTACGCGGGCTGCGAAGGTGGTGTCACGACCGGCGGTGCCGGTTCGGCCACGGGTTCGGGTGCCACTGGAGGCGGTGGCACCGGACCCTCGGGCACGGGTGCCGTGGCCCAGCCGCCGATGCGGCCCAGGTCAGCGATCTGACTCTCGATCTGCTGCTGCGCGCCGAGCAAATTGATCTGGCGCTCGATGTCCTGGGTCGCCTGGTCGGTCTGATACGAGCGCCAGTCGTCCTCGTTGATGTCCGGCAGCGGGACGGTCACGCTACTTCAGGCGCCACGTCCCGGCGCTCGGCGCGTTCGAGCCGTACCTGGGCAGCGCCTGCGCGAGCAGCGCGCTCACGTCGTCCTTGTTCCAGCCCTGCGCCTCGTACTGGCCAAGCAGCATCTGCTGCTGGCTCGGGGCCATGTTTTTCCACGACTGGGCGGCGATCTGGTTGGGCGCCGGCAGGTTGTATTGCTGCTGCGGCGCGCCCATCGTGTTCGTGCCGCCACCGGCCGCCTGGAACGCCTGCGCGGCCGGGCTGAACAGGCTCTCGGGATTGGTCGTCGGCTGGGCGTACACGCTCGCGCGACCCTCGGGTTGGGCGATCTGGTTGTTGGGCGCGTACGCCGCCTGGTTGCTGCCCATCGGCGTGAAACTGGCGACCGGCCAGTTGGCGCCCCCGCCGGCCTGCTGACCGCCGTATTGGCCGTACTGGCCGCCGCCGCTCACCTGGCCGTAGAGCGTATTCAGGTTGGCCGCCTGAGGCTGCACGCCGGTCGTCGCGCCGCCGCCCGGGATGTACTGACCCATCGCCATGCCGACCAGGTCGCGCATGCCGCCGGGTGTTGCGCCGAGCACCTCCTGGTACTTGGCCCAGTCGGCCGGCCCGCGCAAACTGCTGAGCAGGGTCAGGTACTTGTTGGCCGTGTCCTGTTGCTGGGCTTGCTGCAGGCGCTGCTCTTGCTGCTGACGCAGCCACTGGGTATACGCCTGCTCCTGGGCGCTCAGCGTCTGCTGGCCGCCGGGCACCGCGCCGAAGTTCTGGTAGCCCTGGCCGTACATCTCGGCCAGCGCCTGCTGTTGGGCAAACGCCTGCTGCTGCGCACTCAGCGTCTGCTGGCCAGCCGTTGGCGCGGCCCAGTTGCCGAACTGCTCGGCCCACCACTGCTGGGTGGGCATCGTCGGCGCGCCCTCGTAGTAGCCGGTCATGGTCGCCTTGTCGACGGTTTCCTTCCATGCCTGCTGGGCGCGCAGCAGCGCGACCTTCTCGCCCTCGTACCCGGCCAGCGACGCCTGATAGGCGTTTTTGGCGTTGTTGTCGGCGTTGGTAATCAGGTTCTTGTGGTACTCGGCGTTGTAGTCCTGGCCGGGTGCGAAGTCACCCATCGTCATGCGCTCACTCCCGGAGGTCTGAGTTGCTCAACATTCGGCATCGCCGCCTCACCCGGCCTGGGGCGCAGGTCGGGGTGCGCACGTACGACCGCCTGGTAGACCTGGCTGAAGCCCTCGGCGCCCAGGCGCGCCACTTCCTGGGCACGGCCCTGCTGGTTGGGCGTGCCGTCCGGGTTAAACAGCCGCCGAGTGTAGTACTCCAACTTCTGGGCTTCGGTGACCTGGGCCGAAAAGGGCGCCCTGGCCGGGGCAAAGGCGAGCGCGACCTTGCTCGCGGTTTCGTCGATCCACAAGGCCAGGTCGTTGGCGACGTCTTCCAACATCGTCGGCCGCGCGCTCGCCCGCCGCGCCGGCGTCTCTTCTTGCTCGGGCACCTCGTAGGGCAACGCGGACGACTCAGCCACGCCGTCTCCGGTCGCGCAGACAGTAGCCGCCCGCGATGCCAGCCAGCACCACGAACCAGTAGTAGTACTTCGAGTAGTGCAGCATCGGCCGCCGCAGGCTCATCCGCCACCTGGCAGGGCGACGAAGTTCCCCGGCGGCCCGGGCACGACCGGCGCGCCGGGAATGCCGCCCGGCGGAATCCCGCCACCCCCGCCAGCGGGGGGCGGTGGCGCGAGCGGCAGGCCCTGGCCCGGACTGGGCACCGGGTTGGGCGGCATACCGCCCGGACCAGGCATCGGCGGCGCACCCGGCGTGCCACCCGGCACCCCCGTCGCACCGACCCCGGCCATCTCCTCGGGACTGGGCGCGCCGGCCTTCTGCATGCGCTCGCTCTCGATCGTGCCGACCTTCTCCAGGATCTTCTGCTTGAGCAGCGTCTGGACCTCCTGCGAGTTCTTCATGTCGTGCAGCAGCCAACTCTTCTCGACCTCGTCCGGGTTGGCGCCAGCCTCTTCGACGGCATCCTCGTAGGTGATCAACTTCAACTGCATCTTTTCGCCGATCGCCCTGATCTTGATGATCTCGTTACTAGGCGTGCTGGGTTCGAGCCGCGCCTCGTAGCGATGCACGCCCTTGAGGTCGTCCGGGCCGAGGCCGAGCCAGGTCGCCTTGGTCTGGCCGCCGATGGTCTTCTTACCCTTCTTGGCCTCGATCTCGCCCCACGCGTAGACCTTCTCGCCGATCCGCCGCTCGATCAGCCACGACTCGAAGCCGATGCGGTCGCCCAGCGCGACCTGGGCGTTGCTGACAATCGGATCCCAGCCCAGTCGCGCGAGGTACGCGGCCTGGTTGAGTGCGTAACCGGACTGGTCGCTGGCCACGACGCCCTGGATGACGCTCGGCAGCGCCCACTCCAGCATGCCCTTGATGTTGTCGATGAGCTTGTCGCTATCGACGCCGCTCCTGGGCTGGTCGATGGGCGACACGTCGAACGGGTAGAGCTTGCCCGGCTCGATCTGCTCGGCCTTCTTGCCCTCGCGCCCGTCGTTGCCGTAGGGCGTCTGGGGTAGGCCGGGGATCGAGCCCGGCGGACTGGTCTTCTTGAACGCCGGGAAGCCGGTCATGTACGCCGCGTTGCCCTGCATGGTCAGCAGCGAATCGAGCAACGGGAACAGCCGCAGAAAGCCGAACAAAATCGAGAGCCCCGCATGCTCGGGCAGTCGTGATGCGGTGGTGATGCCGAGCGCGTGGAAGTACGGCCCCCGCAGGGACTTCAGAATCGGGTCGCCGTAGGCGTGCTTGACGACCTTGCACAGCGTGCTCTGGCCGAGCTTGCCACTCCGGTTGCGCTGGTTCGGCCCGGCCAGCAGCACGACCTGGCACTGGTGATCCCAGCCCTCGATGCACCTGAGCGTGCTGGTGCCGGCCGAGCGCATCAGGTGGCCCCACTCGGCCCTGGCCAACTCGGTCGCGCGCGGGTCCAAACCCGACCAGGTCTTCGGGTCGACCACGTCGCCGCTACTGTTCAGTCCTGCACCGAAGCGCTCCAGAGCTTCGAGGTACGGGATCTCCTTGATCTCGAACACGCTGGTCAGCCCGTTTTCGTTCTTCGAGTAGTAGAACGTCTCGGGCGGCACGTCGGTCGTCGCGATCGGGTAGGGCAGGCGGAGTTTGTAGTCCTCGGTCTTGCTGTGATACAGGCGGTCCTGGGCGTCCTGGTCGTAGTCCTGGCTGGCGAGTTCCTTCTCCAAGTCCTTGCTGGCCAGGGTGTAATCGCTCCAGGCGGTCTTGGCTCGCTCGACGGTTTTCAGCACACCCTCGCCCTTGACCGCGAGCGACCACAAAAAGAGCCTGAGCAACTGGCGCTTGGCCTCCTGCTCCTGCCTCTTCCAGGACGCCTCGAAGAACTGCTCCCGCAAGGTCGAGTTCTGCTGATAGACGTCGCCGAAGCCGATCGGCTTGAACATCGTGCTCATCGGGTTGACCGAGAGCGCGGCGGTGACGGTCGTCGCGATGTGGATGGCGAGCGGGCTTCTGACCTCGATGGCGGTCTTCTTGTACGCCTCGGGCACCTCGACCGGCACGTTGCCGAACAGCACCGCGTCGATGTCCTCGTAGAGTTGGTCGCGGTCGCTGAAGTTGCTCTTGAGTTGCTCGGCCACTTCGAGCGCGCCGCGCTCCATCGCGTCGGCGGCCTTTGACCCCTGCTCGAACAGCACCCCGTTTTCGCTCACACCGGATCCCTCGGCTCAAGCGGTTGGATGACGCCCGTGGGGTGGCTGCGCGCTTCGTGGTAGCGGCGACTCAGGCCGCAGTAGACGGTGTGGGTGTCGAGCACGAGCACGACGTGGTCACAGAAGTCGAGGCCGCTCGGCTCGAACGGATGGTCGGGCGGGGCGACCGGGGTGGGCATATCGACGCGGATCTGATAGGTCGGGTTGTCTGGGTTCACCGCCGCTGCTCCGTCAGGTAGAGCGTGCTCGGCAGCGCCGCGTAGATCTGCGTGCCGGCCGGCCCGTACAGGCCGAAGCCGATCCGCCCGCTGCCCGGCTGCGAGGGCACGTAGTAGGTGCCACTGGCCATCATGCCGAAATTGTTTTCAGGCGCGTCCAATGCCCCGAGGGCCTGGTCCGGATTGGCGCCATTGAGCATGATCCCCCACACGATGCGCTGGCCCTTGGTCGGGCAGCCCAGGAAGACGTTGAACTCGATGCGCACCAGCCCGCCCTGGAAAGTGGCCGTGGCCTGGACCGGCGTCTCGGTCCACACGTTGCTCGTCGGCAGGGTATACGCGACCAGGCTGGCGTAACTGCCGACACGTTCCTGGACGGTGCCGGTCGGTAACTCGACCGGACCGCCCTTGATGACCAACTTGCCGTTGTGCGTCCACAGCCCGGCCGTCTGGCGCTCGCCGCCGAGTACCCGGTCCTCGACCCCGTGTGTGGTCATCCCCAGCGGAAGTCCTCGGCCTGGTCCGGCTCGGGCGGCTGGGCCTCGGCGCACAAGCCGTACCTGAGCGCGTCGGCGGCGTGGTCCTCGGTCTTACCGCCGTGCAAGGTATCGGCCACGTCCTCGGGGTCGAGCGAGTCCATGACCAACGTGGGGAGCGTTCGCACGAGATTGGGCGCGCGGTCCTTCATGACTACCAGACGTGGCTCGCCCGAGTCGTGCGCGAGCGCTCGCCGCACAATCGCCCAGCCCTGCTTGCGCGAGTTCATGCCCGGCACAACCGGGCGGACCCCGAGCGCGGCGTAGACGGCGGCGATGCTGGGCCGTTGCTGCTCGGTCCTCAGGTTGAACATGGACGGATCGAGCACGCGCAGCACGAGGCCTTCGTCGCCGGTGCGCTCCAGGATGTGTTCGGCCTGCTGCTCGTCCCTGAGGCCCGAGCCGTAGCTCTCGCGGTAGACGACGACCTGCCGGGTCTCGGGCGAGCGGGCGAACCACAAGCAACAAAAGGGCGCCGAGAAGCCGTAGTCGACGGCGATCCACCTGGGCCACTCGGGCGGCACGTCGAACGGCGGCACGACGTGGACCAGCGGATCCCACTCCTGGAAGTACATGCCCTGCGCGGCAACCCACATACCGAGCCGCAGGCGCTGGTACTGGTAACCACGCAGCGAGTCGAGGGTGCCGATGTAGTCCTTGCCGAACTCGGTCTGCTGACCGTCGTCCTCGAACAAGAGCGGGTTATCCTCGTGTTTCGACTCGAACAGGGTGGTCTGGCCGTCGTTGCAGCGCTGCTTGAGCCAGTGGTCGGGATACGTCGGGTTGCAGTCGGCGATGAGTTGCTGGTAGCCGAGCACGCCGTTGCGCAAGCCCCTGAGCAGCATGCCCCAGTCGTCGGCGTCGAGTTCGGTCGCTTCCTGGACGTAGATCACGTCGAACTCGGTCGAGCCAACCTTCTCCGGGTCATCCAGCCCGGAGACCATGACCCGTGCGCCATTCGGGTAGCGGTACTCCTGATCCCCGTCGTGCCACCTGACCCCCGAGGGCATAGGCAACACGCGCTGCTCGAAGGTAACCATCGCCGACTGGGTGAGCGAGTGCCTGACCTTCCTGACAATGGCCGCCCGAATAGGCACCTGCATACAGATCAGGTTGAGTTTTTCCAGGCACGCGCGTGACTTCCCGGTGCCGGCCGGCCCAGCCAGCAGCACCTCCCGATCGGTGCACCTCATCAACTCCCTGGCCGCCCCCCGAGGACGGAAGACCTTTTCCGCCGGCGCCGCCGTGTCGCCCTTCTGTATCGTCAGCGGCATAAGACACCATTTTTGGCCGGCCGGGCATGTTGTGACTTGACAACGTCAAAAGGCTTGGTCGTATGGATGGGAACCATCAGGAGGGCGGTCCCATGATCAGGGGGGTGGCTGCGGCGCCGTCGAGCAGGGCAGACCAGATTCGGCTGCCGCTTGGCTTTCACCATCGCCCCGGCCGGCACGTGCGGTGCAACTTCTGCGGTCGCGAGTGGCACATCCCGGAGGCCATGCGGACTCTGAGCCGGAACGCCCGAGCCGCGCTGCGCGAACACTGGTTCCTGTGCGCACCCCGCGCGATCAAACGCATGAGCATGCCACGTCGCCTGCGGCACTGGGTTCCGGTTTCCTGAAATCCGAATCTCGTTTGGTGGGTTTCCCGCGATCTGACCTTTCGGGATTCCGGAAAACCGAAGTTCAAAAGTTGAGTTGCGCGGGAACTGAGCTATAGATATTTCGCGCACCCGGGCCGGCGGGGGATGGTGGTACCCGTGGGCGGCCCCGCGCGTGTGCCGTGGAACAGGCCCGCCTGCGCAGTCCTCTGACCGCCGGCAAGGCTCCCGACTCCCCACATAGACTCCCCTGGCCAGGCAGAGGGCCCTCACACGAGTAGGCTTCCGACACTGCTGCCCACAGTGCAGGGTGGTGTCCCGAGTCGGGCCGGGGTGCTCAACGCTCAACTTTCACGCTCTGGGCCCAGCCACTCGCGAGGCGTAGGGTTGTGCGTTGCGGGCCCTGTCACTGGCGTACGGCGCCTAGAACCTCTGCAGGATCGAAGCCTTGAATCGACTTGATGACCTGCGACACATTCAAGCCGACGGTCTCTCTGTACTTGTCCGGCGCTCTAGCCCTGAGGAGCAAGGTCAGGAGAGCGTCTGAATACTCAAGTTTGGTGTCCTGGCCGACTGGCCGGCCGTGGTAATACGTCGTCCGCTTCTGGGACGTGCCCTGCACGCCACGTCGGAAGGCTTCGGCTTCGAGGACTTCGGTTGCCCTCGCTTCGGCTTGGTGGAATTGAAGGGCAAACTGCTCGTCATGCTCTAGCCACGAGTAGATTGTCTGCCGGCTTGCTATGCCGGCTTGCTCGCATGCCCAGCCGATGTTGCCCCGCTCAGCCATCGCCTCTAAGAAGCGTTGGCGCTTCGACTTCCTGACCTTGGGAATGTTCGCGTCGCCACCGGTGTGCCAATGCTTGACCACCGGCAACGGCGTTGGTTCCGCCGGGGCCGGCTTGGGACGGACCGGTTTTAGGCCTCCCCCGGTTTGTCTTCGCGACGCCACCGCCGCCAGTCGATCCTCAACGCTCAGCGCGTCTTCCGATGCCATTTTCACCCCGTTACAGGTTTGTGATATCGAGATTGACTGCGAGTCTCGCTGAGATTGGGCCGTCGGTCTATGCGCCGGCCGGGTCGGGATTGAACCATTGATTTATCTAAACCAATGGTCTATAACTCCTGTGTCGGTTCCGCAAGGGGCCAGGCACCTGAACAATCGCAGAACGCGGGAAGGCCCAGACAACGCCGTGCCGGCCCTGCTACTCACCCGAGTGTCGAGACCTAGCGCTCTCCACTCGCACACTAGTAGCCGGGCACCGGGCGCAGTGCCAGACCAAACGGACTCCGGACGGAGTGAACGGACTGGCCAGACGCAACACGAATCCGAATGGGAGATACGCCGTAGCAAGTAGACACAGTGCAAGCGCGCAACGTGACACCAGTCGCGACCGGCCAATGATCGGGCCGCCGTTCCATTTATGACGTATGCATTCTGACCAGAGCAGGTGAAAGAATCCGGGTGCTCTCGACGGAACACGGATACAGAGTGGATAAACGAGCGGAACGCTAGACGTTGAGCGCATATGCACAGTCGAAACACCGGATCCGCCGGTGTCTGCCGGGAGTGGTCACCCGGCACTGATGAGACTGACCAAACGGAGAGAGATTCCTAATGGAAAACCTGTTTTTCGTCAAGCCACTCGCGTTTGACACCACCACCGGCCCAGTATTCGACGATGCAGGCCGCGAGCTATTCGGCGTCTTTAGTTTCGAGGACGGTCCGGACGAGACGCCATATTGTTTCTTCAGCGGCGCGCGCTTCGAGGCCAACACTCAAGCGCGCGAGTGGAACGATACCATTGCGCGCGGCCAGACGGTCAGGCTACCCGGCGGAATCCTCCGCTACTTCTAAGGTCGAAACGCTCCGGAGCGTCCACACGTATGGCGTGTGCTGACGAGACCGTACCTATCACACATTGGGGAGAGATACCAATGAACAACATTCGAGTGATTACCAATAATGTGCCGCGCCCGGTGGTGGACGCGTGGGAACTGACGCCGGCTGAGCGTGTCGAGTTCGATTACCTCGACTGGGCCGCGATTGAGGCCGGCTCCGATAGCGCCTCATTCTTCCGCTACCGTGGTCAGTTGTATGACCTAGGCGAGTTCATGCGCTGGTCAAGCGCGCCGGAGCCGGAACTACGCAAATGGGACGGCTACGCGTCCGATTCATTCTTTAGCGCTACGGTGGTGCGCTATGTCGACGATGGCGAGTCGGTTGTGGTCGGCACCGTCATTAGTTAGGTCGAAACACTCCACTCCGGAGTGTCTGCAGGTATGTGCCTGCACTGATGAGACCATCAGCCACTACCAAACCATTGGGGAGAGATACCAATGTCGAAGCACTACCACGTCATTAGCGGCCTGCAGGGTGGCTACATTCCGAATAGCAACGAACAATGGGGCACGCGTGCCGGCGCCGTCCGGGGTGCGCAACGTCACCTCGATGATTACCGCGACGCGGGCGAACGGATCATTGGCTCGGCTAAGGCCGGCGTCTGGCAGATGCGCGAATCCGAATCACTCCCCGGCACGTTCTGGGACTACATTGAAATCACCGGCCCGTGCTTCGACGATTGCGAGGAGTGGGACTAATGGCCAGGCCGGTCGACGCGAACGCGATTCCGTTCGAGCCGTTCGAGTATGAGATTGGTCCGCGCGTGGTCGGCGGCCGGTATCACTCTGGCTATTGGAATCAAGAGTACGAAGTCCTCGAAATTCGGACCAACGTGCCGGTATGGGGTTGGGAAATTTCGGTCCGTTGGCGTGGAGGACGCAACATCACCCATCACTCCACGGCGTGGAATTACCGCCGCGACCGGGTGTTGAAGTCAAAAGCCCAGCCGGCGCTCTATTTCAAACCGGACACCATCCTACGCGGCGAGTAGCAAGGTCGAAACCGGGTCCGCCCGGTCTGCGCGTATGGCGCGCACTGATGAGACCATCAGCCACTATCAACATTGGGGAGAGATACCAATGAACACCGTTATCAATGGCGTGACCATCACGCCGGCGCAATTGCGCTCACTCAAGCGTATGAGCACTGACGAATTGCTCGAAGCGGCTAATACGCTCGTGGGCGGCTATGGCGTGGAGTACATACGCCACCGCTCAGACACCATGCGCGAACGGCACGGCCTCGAATACGTCAACGTCGGCAGCACGTACGCCACCACGTTTGTGTGGGACCACCACCGTGAGCGGCTGGTCATCGGCTCGTGGGGTGACATCGTCGAGCGCGCCCCGGAAAGCCGGTACGCGTGAAAACGGCTCACCACTACCTCGTGCAACGCGTGTTCCAAGATCACTCGCAACATTTCATCGCCACGGTCGGCGACCTGCCCAGCGCGCAGGCTATCGCGTGCCGCAAGTCCAAAACAGCGCGGCCGACAACCGAGATCCGCATTTGTGGCGTCGGCGAGGACCGGCGCCTCTTGTGGCTCACGGTCTACCGCAATGGCCAGCCGTACTACACGGCTGAGCCGCGTCCGGGCGACCCGTCCTCTATGGGCTTTCAGCAGCGAACCTATCACACGACTAAGGTCGAAACTCCGGAGTGAGTCCGGAGTCCGCACGTAAGGCGTGCGCCGATGAGACCATCAGACCACCTACACATTGGGGAGAGATACCAATGACCGATCTATCGACCGTGCTGCCGATCAGCACCACTCCGTACCGCGTCATCCGCACGCGCTTCGTCGGGCCGACCGATTTTCGCGGCTCGCGCATCATCGCCGACGCCGGCGATAGCACCTCGCGCGTCACGCTGGGCTATGACCACGCGCTGGCACGCGACGAAAACCACGTCGCCGGCGCGCGCGCCGTGGTCGACAAAATGGGCTGGACGCCGGCCCAAGGCCAGTTCACAGCGCTGGTCGGCGGCGATTACGACGGCGCCTACTACTTCGTCTGGCAGCCACAAGAGGCGCGCGACTAGTGCCGCGTATCTCGAAGGATGCGCCGCTCCGGCCCTGCCAGTGGCCGGACTACGGGCGCGCATGCGGCAAGCGCTCGATGTACCTCGTGCTCGTGCCGTTTGGCTCGTTTTTCCCGTACTGCGGCTACCACATGGCGCGCGCCATCACGGCCGCCTGCGACGCCGAGTACCACCGCCGCCCGGCCGGCCAACGTGAGCCGGTCCAAGTTCTACCAATTGATCAGCGCTAAGGAGAGAGATTCCTCATGGCAAGTCCACTCGTTTTCAAGGTCTACAACGGCGAGCGCGAACACGTCGCCTCGACACGCTACGCGGAGGATGCCGCCTTTATCGTCGGCCACTGCGCGCTCGGCACCGTCAGGGTCGATGGGCGCATCGTGTGGCGCGAGAGCCTCGAACCCACGTCGGCCAGCGAGTCGTACGACTACGCAGCGTCGATCATGCGCGAACGCCGCCGCGAGCGCTACGCGCGCTGGCTGGAGGCACGCGCATGACCACCCTCGAAGAACGGGTGGCGCGCCTCGAACAGCGCGCCCTTGAACTCGAACGCATCGAACAGCGCCTGGGCCGCGTCGAGGATGCCGTGCTTGGCCTGCGCTCGGACATGAACGGCCTACGCACCGACCTGCGAGTTGCCTTCGAGCGTATCTTCGTCTCGCTCGATGCATTGAACCGCAAACCAGGTTTCCGCTGGCCGTGGGAGCGCACGTCATGACCAGTCTCGAAGCACTCGACTATGCGCTGCGCCTGGTCGACCAGCGGCGGCACGACTTCAGACGGCGCGCTGAGCGCCTGAGCAGTAGCTCGCACGCCTCACAACGCGAGTACCAGCACGTCATCGAGCAGGCCGACGCCGCGCACGCGACCCTCGCGGCACTGCGCACGTGCATCGAAGAGGTCCAGTCATGACCCTCGAACCCCGCGTGACGCGCCTCGAAACGGCGTTTGTGCGCATCGCCGAGACTCTCGACGAACACACCGGCCTGTTGCGCGACATCGTCGCCCTGCTCAACCAGCAGGGCAGCCAACTCGAACGCATCGAGCGGGCTATCCGCGAGCGTGGCCAGAACGGCAGCCAGCCATGAAACCGGAAGACCTGCGCGCCTGGCGCACTGACCGCGAACTCTCGCAAATCGACCTGGCCACGCTGCTCGGCGTGACCAACCAGACCGTTTATCGCTGGGAGGCCGGCTCGCGTAGCGTGCCCGCCTTCCTCGAACTGGCCTTGCGCTACCTCGAAAGCCAGCCGCTGCTGTACCGCGAGCCGGTCATCGCCGAGTGACCGGCTCTTGACCGTAATCCCGGACAATCCGGACAATCCGGACAAGAGGACTGTCCGGCCGTCCGGAACCACACCCAATCCCCGCAGGGTGTGGTTTCCGGACAAACATTTATGTTTAAGGGACTGTCCGGTGTCCGGAATCGTTTTGGGGGTCAAAATCGACTTCGGACAGGAGGTCTCGGAAGGGTGTCCAGAGGCCCTCTGAGGCCCTTTCCGGCCCGACCTGTCCGGAAACCGGCGAGTAGCGCAGCGGCCGCTTGCCGCCCTTGGTTGCCAGGCCGCGCAGCACCAGCCGGTCGAGCATGCGTCGCACGCTATCCTCGCGGCGCGCGTCCGGCTGGCGCTTGTCGACGCGCCACGCCACCTCACGTGGGGTCTGGTTGATTGCCTCGGCCAGACTGGCCAGGATGCGCTCGGTGTCGGTCGCGTCCTCGGCTTCGGCGCCGGACGGCTCGCCGGGCAACGGGCGAGTCACGATTGAGATTTCACGCGGGCGGTGCATGATTTCGGTCGCGAAACCCGGGCGCTCTTTGGGCCCGACGCTGTTTTTGGTGTGGTGCCAATTGACCACGTGCCGCCCGACATCCACGGCCTCTTCGTCGGTGACCAGGCTCCATTGGTTGCGCAGGTATTCGAGCTTGCGCTCGGCGCCGCGTGCCTTGATTGGCACGGCCGCGCGCTTGCCGTCGCGCCGCCCGGCCTGGTGTTCGGCACCGGTCACGTGGTCGAGCGCGAGCACCGTCACCGGCGGCAGGCTGCCCAGGCATTCCTCCATTTCGAGCGCCACCGCTTCCCAGGTCATGTGCTCGCCCGTCGCCCCGCCGGCGGCCGCCACCGCATCGAGCACGAGCAGGCCGACGCCCTCGCGGTCGATCGCTTCGGAGATCGCTTCGACCTGGTTGCGCAGGCGGTAGCCGTGCATGTCGCGCCACATCATGTACGGCAGCGAGCGCACGCCCAGGTTGGCGCACACGTCGAGCACGGTCCGCGTGAACGATTCGAAATCGTCCTCCCAGTCCAGGTACAGGGGCACACCCTGCTCCATCTCGCGCTCGCAGAACCGAAAGCCGGCCGCGTAGTACGCACAAATCGCCTTAGCCAGCGTGCTCTTGCCGGTCGACGAGGCGCCCAGCCAGCAGTTCGGCTTGCCCTTGAGCAGCAGCCCCTGGCACAACCAGGCTGGCTCGGGCGGCCGTTCGACGTGTCCCTGTAAACGCAGGAACGGACGCCCGTTGCGGTGTGAAGCGAGCACAGATTCGCACGCCTCACGCAACAAGCGAGCCAGTAACTTGGGGTCGCCGATGCCATCGCTGGTCAGTTCGTCGATCAAGTCCTTGACGTTGCCGCGCGTAGTGCCGGCCAGCAGGTTGATTCGGCGCGTGATCAGGTGCCCGCCGTCACGCCGCGTTACGACCACTTCCCAGGTGCTCTGGTCACGCTCCGGGTGAGAGAACTTGAGCACGAGCGGCGCTTCGGACGGACTGAAGTGATAGCCCATGCCCACTCGGTGAAAGCGCTCGCTCATACCACATGCACAGCGGTCGCCGGCGGCTCGGGCGGGCGGTAACCGTGCCGGCCAGGCCACTCGCGGGCTTTGCCGCACGCCTGGCACGCGGTGCAGTTCCACAAGTCAATCCGGATATTGGCCTTGGCCGAGTGCTCGCCACAGCGCGGGCAAGCGAGTATGGGCGACTCGCCGTACTCGTCCCACGTCCACGCCGGAGTGGGCGGCAGCGGTGGCTCCGGAGTCGGCTCCGGCTCAGTTCCGGCCAGGGGCGCCAGACCGCGCGTGCGCCGAACGTCGCGGTCGAGCGCCAACACGTGCTCGTATTCGCCGGGGTTCGCCTGCTGCAGCAGGCTGCCGACCGGCCCCCAGGACGGCTCAGCGACGGCACCGTGGTCGTTGTTCTCGGGTAATGGCCCGTACTTCCAGGCCAGTTCTGCGAGGCGATTTTCGACGTACAGGCGGCGGATGCGGCTCGCCTCACTCATCGCAGCCGTACTCGCCGTTGAGCGCCCGCGCCACACTCGGCGCAATCGTGCCTGGCAGGCCGTCGATCCACGCTTCCTGGGCCGCGATGATGCCTAGCACCCGCCTGAGGTGCGGCCCTCTAGGCGCCTCCGGAAGGGCCTCTACGAGGATGCGGATCTCGCGGCGCGAGAGGATCAGCCACGGGCGGCGGTCGCTGCCGCTGCTCACACGCGCCCCCAGCGGTAGACCAGGAAGGTCGAGCCGTTGTTGTAGGCGTGCTGCTGCGGGCCCCATTTCGGGTCGCGCAGCGAGCGCTTGCGGATCACGTGCGCCACGTCGTGCGGCTCGCCCAGTTCGCCGATCACCCAGCCGCTCATGCGCACGAAGCGCCCGCCGTGGACGGCGTCGGTGACTTTGACGATGGCGCCCACGCGCGCCACGCGGCGCACCTCGCGACAGCCCTGGCGGACGGCCGCTTCGAGGTCGTGATTGCGGTACGTGCCGTAGCGCGCGGCCATAATCCCGCGCACGCCACCGTCGGCGATGTGTGGTGGGTCGAACGTGACGATGTCGTGCGACTGGTCGGCCAGGTCGAGCGCGCGGAAGTCCTGGACGCCGTCCGGGGCACGCGCCGGATCGAGGTCGTAGCGCTTGACGCGGCGGCTATCGCGGGAGTCGTTCCAGAAGCCGCCCGAGCCGTACGTCACGTCGGCGATGCTGACCTGCTCGCCGAAGACGATCTCGATGATGCCGCTGACCACGCTGGACGTGGCGGTACCCGGGGCGGAGTAACGCAACAGCATCAGTCGAGCGGCAGCGGTGGCTGGACCCACGGCTGGCCGCGCGAGTCGAGCAGCAGGTACCCGCGCGCCTCTTCCTTGCCGCGCTGGTAGTACTGATAGCGGCGCTGGATGGCGCGCCGGCAGCGCTTACAGGCGCACTGCAGGCCATCCGGGCGGCGGCGGTCGCGCCAGAACTCAGAGAGTGGTCGCCAGCGCGAGCACGCGCAGCACATCTTGCGATCGGACATGGCTCGCATGGCTCACAGGCTCTGGCGGTGCTCGTCGACGTTCAGTCGACGCATGGCCTCGTGCTCGATGCGCGCGGCGAGTTCGTTGTTGACCGTCTCGACCTCGTCCAGCGGGGTGTTGTTGCGCAGCACCGGCGTGCGGATCTTGAGCCGCGCCGCCTGAGCGCTGAGTTCGCGGTTGCGGGCCCACGGCTCAGGCTCGGGCGACTCGTCCACCTCGGACTCCGCATCCGACTCGGCTTCTGGCGCGGAGGCCCGCTCCGCGTCGTCGGCCGCGAGTTCGGCCTGGCGATGCTTGATCGCCTCGCGCAACGTGAGTCCCAGGCTGGTCAGTTGCATGCGCGAGATCGGCAGGCGGGCCGGCTTGGTCTCGACGCCCAGGCCCTGCGCCTCGGCCAGCACGACCAGGTAGCGCTGCCAGATCGGCTCGTCGGCGTTTTTGACGATGTCCGGCAGCGACGGCTGCGCGGGCGGGTGCCTGGGCGCAGGCGTGGACGCGGTGGACACGGCAGCGATCTCTCCGGTGTCGTGATCCACCTGCACCACGCGCGCGTCGGGAATCGTCTCGACCTCGCTCTCGTCGGTCATGCCCAGGCCGCAGATGGACAGCGTCAGCCGCCGCTTGGCCTTGGTCTCGCAGCGCATGATCGCGTTGGCCAGCGGGTCACCCTGCAGGCCCTTGATCCACACCGCGCCGACGGCCGAGTCGATGCGCCCCTCGCGATCCTTGCCGAACGCGGTGATGACGTACGTATCGCCGATCATCGAGTGATCGAGTTGGGTCACGCTCACGCCGTGCAGTTTTCGGAGTTGGTCGGTCGCGTCCTTCTTGGTGTAGAGCGTCAGCCGATTGTTGAGCACGATGTAGTCGAACGGCCGCGTGTACGGGTTCAGGCCGAGCGACTCACACACCTGGTGGTAGTACGAGACGCGCTGCTCGGGCGTGAGGCGGCTCAGGTCGCCGGTGACGATCACCTGCTCCATCAGCGACCCGGGCTCCGGTTTGACCATGCTCATGGCAGATCCTCCATCGGTCGCAGCAGGTGCTGCGGCACAAAGAACGCCGGCCGATCGAGGCCGGTCGGGTCGCCCCAGAAGCGCTCGTGCTTGCCCTCGCACGCCTCCAGCCAGCCGCGCACGCACAGGTTGGGCGGGTCGCCGGTGACCAGGATGAACACGCCCTGGTCGGTGTGGTGCAGGCGCAGGGGATTGGTCTGGCGCAGCGTGTGGCGCACCTGGTACGGCCCCACGTCGGCCGCGCGCAGGTTGCCCAGCGCACCCGACCAGAAGCGGTTGAGCGCCTTAGCCACGGCCAGTTCACCGCACGCGCCGCGCACATGCAGGCCCCACGCGTCCTTTTCGTCGGCGCCGTGCTGGTCGCTGCGGCCCTTGAGCACGTTGTCGACCTGGCGCAGCACGCCCAGCGTGGCCGCGTGCACGAACTCGTGCCGCTCCAGGCGGATCGGGATGTCGGTCACGGGTCGTCGTTCCTGGTCTCGGAGGCGAACACGTACACGCCGCTCTTGTCGCGCGTATAGAGCACGCAGCCCTCGGAGCGGATCTCGACCTGGCCGACCCCGCCACGCGGCACGTAGGCCCCGTCCATCGCCGCGCGGAAGTCGTCGTAGAGCGGCATCTTCAGTTCGGCCTTGAGTTCGAGGTCGGTCTCCAGGTGCATGCCGTCGTACGGCCCGCCGAACAGGCGCACGCGGGTCATCGGTCGGCTCGCGCGACGCACGCCGCGCATACTTCGCCCATCGCCCCCTCGTCGGTCAACGGGATGTCGCGTACGCCTTCGCGGAAGGCGCCGCAGGCGAAGCACTCGCTGAGCGGCTGGCCGGTCTCGCCCTCGACGATCTTGGGTGGCTCCAGGTACGGCGAACTGAACAGTCGGCCAGGCGGAATCACGCGCCGCATGCGCTGCTGCGGGCTGGCGCAGGCAAGCACGGTCGCCCACTCGTCGGCCACGTACGGCGCGCTCACAGCCCGACCAGCCAGCGGTAGGCCAGGATGGCCAGCAGCGCCAGGCCAGTCCAGGCAAACATCGAGAGCACGAACAGCACGCCGTGCACGGCCGCCTTGGTCCGCCACGATGGGTGGCACGGGTCGAAGTAGATGCCGCGTCGCGGGTGGCTCATCAGCACAACCCCCTTTGCACCGGCACCCACTCGTGCCAACGCCCCTGGCGGGCCATCCAGCGGGCTGCCTCACGCGCCGCCACGTAGTCGAACGGCGACAGGCCGGCCTGGCCCTGCGGCGTCTGGCGCCACGTCGAGCCCAGGAATTGGAAGGCGCCGCTCGCCCCGGAAGTGCGGTTGTAGGCGCCCGCGAAGCCGTGCGACTCGTACCGCTCGATGCAGTCCAGGCGCCGCTCGGTGGCCGCGTTCAGTGGTGGCCGGGGCGGCGTGAGTTCGCCAGCCTGCACCAGGTATTGCCGCGCGGTGACAGACGGCCACACCTGACGCACGCTGTGCAGCGCATCCGCGAGCGCTGTGACCTCGACGCCGGCCTCGGCCGCCACGTCCTCGATGGGCTCGCCAGTCACCACCTGGGCGAACAGTGCCAGGCCCAGCAGCGCGGGCATCAGGAGGCCGCCCGGTCGCGCTTGCGCTTGGTGATGCTCGGGCACGGGTGCACGTCACGCGTCGGCTGGTTGTCCTCGGTCACGTCGAACGCCACGCGCTTACGCTTCGGTGTTTCGCTCAGGTAGATCGGCCGGCCGCAGAGGCCACACGACAGCACCAGCGTGTACACGTGGCGGTACGGGTCGCGCACGCTGGTCATGAGTGGCCCAGCAGACGCGCCTCGACCTCGCGGAAGAGGCGTACGTACTCGGCGACCGCCTCGTCGCCAGTCTCGCCCAGCGGACTGCCCGAGTACTGTTTCACGGCGACGTCCGTTCCCCGCGTGCTGGTGCGCACCTCGACGTGCGAGCGCGCCTCGCCCGTGCTCAGGCGGGCATTGAGCAATTCGAGTTGCTCCAGGATGCGCGCGAGCAGCATCTCGCTGGTCGACATCGGCCGACCTAGCTCGCGCGGCGGGGGCTGGTGCGCGGGGCGTTGATCTTGATCTCGGGCGGACGCTGGTTGGTCGCCTCGGCGCGCGCCGCGAGCCACTGGTCGAACAGCCGAATGTGGATGCGCACCAGTTGCCCGTCGCGGATGACCGGGAAGCCCGGCTCGATCGCCCAGCGGTCAATGCGGTCCGGCGACACACCGGCGATGGTCGCCGCTTCCTCGCGCGTGGCCAGGATGCGGCTCGCAATCGGCTCGTCGCTCATACGGCCTGCTCGACATCGGCCAGCAGTCGCTCGACGGCGACCAGGACTTCACTCTTTGGATCGCGGTGATCGCGCGCCGCGCGCTCGCACAGAGCCCAATACAACGCATCGGGCATCTCGACCATGAAGCGCTGCCGCTTCGGCTCGTGATTGTCGTCTACGTCGCCCATTTACTCACCCTCTACAGCGGGACATCCCCGGCCCCGAAGACCTCCAGTATGGGCCGCCCGGAAGAGACCGCGCTAGGCGCGTAGCCGGCGCGTTTTCAGGATTTGCACGCTTTCGTGGGTGATGTGAAGACGGCTATTTCGAGTCGCTGATTACCACATTTCGTGTCGCTTTCGATTGGCGGCTACGTCTGGTGCGGTGGGATTTCGTGTCGCCTTTGTATCCACTGGATATGCACCAATCTGCACAGATGTGCACCAATGCGGTGCACGAAGGTGCATTCGTGCACGCCTGGATTAGACACAAGGAAAGGGGCGCGCTACTGTGCGTATGCAGTGCATAGGCAAGACTGGCGCGGTTACATGATTTCCCGTCGCACTGGCGACGGGCTATGGTCGCCAGCCGCTGTCCCAGCGCTCAGCCACGATAGCCACGTACATCGGCCACGGGGTGCCGCGCAGCAGCCGCTGAATGGTCCGCGCGGTCATGCCCAGGTGGGTTGCCACCGCGCGCTGGATGACTGGTCGGCCTCGGACCAGGAAGTACGCGATGCCCTGGTCGAGCCGACTCGTGTCGCCATTGGGGAAATAGGCGCCATCGCCTGGGTGGCGCCCCCGCCGTCGCCCTTCGCTCATTGCCACAACCTCCCGGTTGGGGTGTTGTCGCCGCCGACACAGACCCTACTCCCCCGCGTAGCGCCGCACCTCCTAAGTTAACGACTCATAAACGGAGACGCAACCAAAGCGCCATAATCTCAACCAGTCGCCGCCCTGGCGGGTTGTTCTAGTACAACCCGACCGTTCAACGAAAAGCCCCCGTCACCGCTGGAGCGGCCGGGGGCAAGCACCACAAGGAGAGAGATTCCCGATGATGCGCGACAGTTCTAGCACAGGCCGGACGCGCGGCCGCAAGTCGATCGCCGAGCGCGAGCGAGCCGAAAAAGGCAACGGCTCGGTGTACTACGAACGCGACCGGGGCAGCGAACTGACCGGCCGCTGGATCGCCACCGAGCCACGCGAGCGGATGAAGCCGCTGCTGTTCAAGGCCACGCGTGGGCCCAAGTACGGCGCGGACGGCGACGCCGGCTACCGCCAGGCGGAGGAAAAGCGCGAGGCGTACCGCCTGAAGTGGGCGCGCGGCGAGGTCAACCCGCTCGATGGTCTGCCCAAGACGGCGCGCCTGGCGGCGTGGACGGTCAGCGCGTACGTCGAGGAGTGGATCGAGAGCGTCGCCCGCCCGGTGTACGAGGTCCAGCGCGGCGTCGAGGTGCGCATCGGCGGCTTCGAGCAGAACACGTACGAGAATTACCGCGTGCTCAAGCGGTACATCGTGCCGCACTTCAAGTACGTGCTGCTCAAGGAGTGCGACGGCCAGCACATCAGCGCCTGGCTGGACACGCTGATTGCCACTGGCGCGCCGCCCTCACAGCGCATGCACGCCAAGAAGTTATTGAGCACGATCTTCAACTACGCCAAGGCGCTCGGGCGCGAGACCGGCGTGACCAATAACCCGGTCGCCTTCAACCCGCTGCTGCGCAACAAGGGCAGTTACACCAGCCCACGCCCAAAAGCCAGCGCGATCGCTGACATGATCCGCCTGATCACCCTCACGCGCGACCACGAACGCTTCTCGGCGGTCGTGCCGCTGGCGCTCATGCTCGGTCTGCGCCGCCAGGAACTGGTCGGCCTGCAATGGCAGCACATCGACTTCGCGGGCAAGACGGTGACCATCGCGCTCAAGGGCAGCCGCATCAACGGTGCGCTCAAGACGCGCGCCGGCGTGAAGATGCGCCCGAACGACATGGACGTGCTGCCGATGCCCGCGCCGCTGGAGAAGATCCTGCTGGAGCATCGCGCGCGGATCATTGCCTTCCGTCTGCGCATGGGCGCGCGCTGGAAGGGTCCGTCGAATCCGGTCGAGGGCGCGGCGTGGGTCTTCCCGGCGCCCCACTCGCGCGTCAAGCGGTGCGGCCAGATGGTCGCTCCCGAGCACCTGCACGAGTGGTATCAGCGGCAGTGCGCGCGGGCCGGCCTGGACAACACCAAACTGCACCTGCTGCGCCACAACTGCGGCAGTTTCCTGCGCCACCTGGGGGTGCCGATGGTCGAGATCCGCGACATCCTGCGCCACTCCCAACTGGCGACCACCGAGTTGTACGCCCACGGCGCCGAGATCACCGGCCGCGAGGCGCTGACCAGGCTCGGCGACCAACTCGCCGCCGGGCTCGAAAGTGAGGCGATCTGAGCATGGCCAAGCGAGCCATCAGCAACGGCAGCACGTGGGTGCTGCTGCGCGGCGTGCACAAGGGCGAGGTGGTCAGCGTCGAGCGCACCTCGGACGTGTCGGTGTTCTTCCACGAGGTCGGCGGCGGTGCCAGCACGGGCAACCAGAAGGTCGACCCGAGCAAGGTGCACACGCTCAGCCGCGAGTCGTTCCTGGCCCGGTACACGCCCGAGGGCGCCCTGGTCGGTAACGGCACGCCGGCGACCAG